AGTAATGCCGAGCTATCTGCTCTATATATGCTGCTATGTTCTGTGTCATCTTATTCCCTCTTCCCCTTTGGAAATGGTAGGGCGCCGGCAAAGGGAGGAAAACCCAGCGCCCTACCAACTGCTAGAACAGGTCAGCGCCACTCGTTGCTGGCTGTTCAACAGGCGCATCCGGCGTTGCAGCCGGTGCGCTAGGTGCTTCCGCACCATCAAATGCCGATGGACGCTCTGTCCACTGGCTTATTTCCCACACCGGCACCTTGAAGCGCTGTTCGCCTTGCGGGGTGTTAACGGTTGTAGTCTTTGTGGCTGTCACCTTCATCACCGGGCATAAACCGGGGTTGTTCGCGCGTTCAGCCTCGTATTGATTGTGTAGCTGGTCAAACGCAGACTGCACCATCTTCGACTGACTACTGAACTCGCGCAAGCCTATCTCGCGGTTCACCAGCTTCACGCGAAACGCAGACTTGTGGTCTGGTGTCGGCTTGTCTGGCATGCGCTCACCCAGCTTGACCATGTGGAAGTCTGGGCGGTTGGCAACGAATGCCATGTAACCTACCTCGATGTTCTCCATGTCAATCGCCACCTCAAACGGCAACGCCATTTCGATGCTCTCACGCACCCATTCGCCGTTTACGTTCTCGCTTTCAACGCGGTAGAACTCACCCACCTTCGCGTCAAACTTTATTATTGGCGTGATGTTACCACCGCCGCCGCTTTCATTTACTAAACCAAGTGCCATTTTATTTTCCTTTACACTTTACTGACCAGTCGCGCTGGCCTCGCATTACCCGTTAGGCAATCTGTTTGAGCTACGCCGCTTCATTGCGATGCGTGCTGTGTGCGCAGATATAACAGAGCTACGCCACTTTGGGTTGCGCCATCTGTTGTTTACATCATGCCTGTCGTTGGCGTCAAACAACGCCTCACGCTGTTTCTTTAAATACGCGGCAAACTCTTCTACACTCATATCACTCGCTAGTTTCATTGCACATAAGCTCCCTTGCAACCATACAAAAATCGTCAAACGTCATTTCGACCGCATACTTCCAGTCGTATCCATCGCCGGGCTGTCGCTCAAACGTGGCTAGCATTGCCAGCGCTTCGATAGGCACGCGCCAGCGCTCCGGCAATCTATCAAACTTGTAGACCAGCGCCGGTATCTTCCCGGCCTTGGTTGCCGCCACGCATATTTGATCCCAGTGGCTGGGCGAGGCAAACGTGCTGCCTTGCTTGTAGCGCTTGCATTCCACCACGAAGGGGAAGGCGTCATCTTCACAGGTCAAATCAGGCAAGCCAGCCTCTGCCCACTGGTCTAGCACCCGGCGAAACTCTAGCCCAAGCGCATCGTGCAGCCTGTTCTTTACATCACGCTCAAACGATGCGCCCTTGTTACGAGAGTTAACCATTGCGTGCCGCCGCTATCACCCGGTCTAAGTCAGACCCGTCTTTAGTCAGGCGCTTTTCTAATTCTTGCGCCAGTATCTCGTCAGCCAATGACGCCATAGAGCGATGCGCAGATTGCTCGACCGCTTCCTTCAGCATCAAAACCGTCTTGGTTCTGAGCCGTAATAATGTTGGTTTTGTGTTTGCCATGATATCGCCCTGATATTTTTTTGCTATCTACCCTTGAACTTATGATAGCTAAGTGATATATAATAGTTGACGGCACGTTGACCGTCAGTTGATTAACCAAAAGGGAGTTAAGTTATGGCATGCACAGAAATCAAATGGGATCGTGAAGTAAAGTACACAGATGCAGAGTTTGCTGGCATTCGCCGCAACGCAGATGGTGACATTTACACAGACTTGGATGTTCACCACATCTGGATGACCCCGGCACAGAAGCTACGCCTTACAGGTGATGACCAAACTCGCGTTGAAGAATACCAAGAAGAATTGGCCTACATGATGGAAGAGGCCAAAGCAGAATTTGGAGTAGCATAATGAAATTCATCGTCTACTACCGCGTATCTACTCAGCGTCAGGGCCAGTCCGGCCTTGGCGTTGAGGCACAGAAGCACGCATGTGCGCACTATGACATTGTCGCAGAATACACAGAAGTTGAGAGTGGCAAGAAGTCCAACCGCCCGGAGCTAGCCAAGGCATTGGCGCACGCCAAGAAGATTGGCGCGACCCTGCTCATTGCAAAGCTCGACCGTCTGGCGCGTAACGTACACTTTATCACCGGCTTGCTAGAGGCTGGCGTGCCTATCACTTGCGCCGACATGCCAGAGGCAGACCGCACGTTCTTGCAAATGGCCGCTGTCTTTGCAGAATGGGAAGGGCGCCGCATCTCTGAGCGCACCAAGGCCGCGCTAGACGCAGCCAAGCGCCGTGGCGTAAAGCTAGGCTCACCTGACCCAGCCAAGGGCGGCTCGGTTACCGGCAAGCAACGCGCTAGCGCCACCGCACAGGTAGCGCCGCAAGCTATGCCCATCATTAACGCATTGCGCAAGGCCGGTCAGAGCCTACGCGCCATCGCATCCGCGCTGAACGAGGCGCAGATACCAACCGCCATGGGCGGTCAGTGGCACGCATCCAGCGTGCGTAACTTAATCAACGCATAAGGGAGAATATTATGCAGTTATTTAAATATCAGCCAACTTGCCCACAATGTGGCAGAAAAGCAAAAAAACACACCGAAAGATGGTGGGAAAAACATCTTGGGGAATACAAGGGCAATCTGCAAATCATCAATCGCCGCGAAACTTGGGGCGGTGACACCCTAACTTTATGGGACGGTGAAACTTATGAAATGTATGCTGGAAATTTTTGCCGCAACAAATGCGCTATAGCATACGCTAACCAAACTATTGACCGCGTTAGGGAACGCATTAGGAGAAAGTGATGCAGAAAGTTGCGGGAATATTATTTACATATGCGCTACTCAGCCTGTGGGTCATGGGCTGGGTGGACATCTTCGGGCCAGAATATACTTGGTGGAACTTTATTTATCTGATGGGGAATTGATATGATGAGCGAAAGAAGAAGGCAAGTTATCATCGAAAACCAAAGCCTTTTAATAGGGCGTGAAATGCGCGAATACTGGGTGAAGCGCAGATATTACGAAAGATTAATTTTGCATAACCCTGACTTCAATAAATTTAAATACAAAGAGAGGCGCAAGGAAATGACCTCACAGCAACTCGATGCAGACAGAAAGAGGCTTAGAGAGCGCTCTAAGTTGCCAGAAGTAAGGGATCAACAAAGGCGCAATTACAGCCGGAGAAGGAAACTTGACCCGGAGTTCAGGCAAAAGCTGAAAGGGTACGTTAATGAATATAGAATGCGCAAAAGGCATGGCACGTTGACTGGGTGCGATGTTCACAAGATTAGGGCAATTTATAAAGAGGCAGCGCGCTTGACGGAAAGAACTGGCACTCCTCATCAAGTTGATCACATTGTGCCAGTCAAAGGTGATAATGTCTGCGGATTGCACGTTCCATGGAATTTGCAAATATTGACAGCAAACCAAAACAGATCAAAGTCCAACAAATGGGAGACAAACTAATGGTCGGAAAACTTACACCTGACAATATGCTATCAGCCTCGCGTATCGCGCAGTTGATGGGTCAATCACCGTACGCCACGCAGAACGAATTGCTTGCTGAGTTCATAGAACGCGATGCTGGCAAAGAGCCGGAGCCATGGGAAGGCAATGAGCTTACACGCTGGGGCGACATCCATGAAGGCGCGGTTATTGCAGAAACATCCCGGCGCCTTGGCCTTGTTGATGTGCAAGCGGACTTCGAGCAAGCGTTTTTCCATGACAAGCTGCGTATGGCGGCATCGCTGGACGGCATGGCTACCGGCACGCGCATGGTGAAAGAGGATCACGCGCAGGGCATTATAATCCCCGGCGTTGCAAACGCATTCTCAACAGCCGACAAAAAATTGTTGTTGGAAATCAAGACAACACAGCAAGCGCCGGAAGATTTGCCGCCACCACATCGCGGTGTGCTACAGCTACAGGCGCAGATGATGTGCGCCGGTGCAGACATGGGCGCCGTGTGTGTACTCTATCGCGGGTCTACCCTACGCATCTTCCTGTACCACGCTGACGCTGGCGTACAGGCACGCATTGCACAGGCCATCGAAGAGTTCGAGCAACGCCGCACAGACATAGACTGGTATCCGCTGATGAACCCAGCCGATGGCAACGTGGCCTACAGCCGTGTCGATGATGTGGCACAGCCTTTGGACGTATCAGGCGGCGAGGTTCAGGACGCTATCGAGGCTTTGCTTGAGGCGAAGCGCGCTAAAAAAGAATGCGATGAGGTTATCGCTGACGCGGAAACGGTCATTAAGGACTATATGGGAAACCATGAAGAGGCAAACACCGTTGTGGATGGTAAGCGTGTGATAGTTAAATGGGGCATGCGCAACATGAAAGCTACGCAAGAGAAGGTAGTGCCGGCAAAGCCAGCTATGCGCGTGCGTCAGAATGCTTTGACCGTGAAAGAGCTTGGCAATGTATAGAATGACACCAGCCCAGCATCGCGTTCTGAGCGCCATACAGACGCTATCTGAGGCGCAGGGGTATGTGCCCAGCTATACACAGCTAGCGGCTACCCTGAACGTCTCTAAGCAAGCTATTGGCAAGCACGTTGAAATCATGTGCGACCGGGGCATATTGCGAAAAACCTACGGCCAGCGCCATACGTTGGAGATAGTACGGGGCGCGCAATAGCGCCCCTTACTTTTTCTTTTGCTGGATAGTCTCAGCTAACCCGCCACCAAAATAAAAGCCGACAATCAAAAGCATAATCTCGCCTATCCAAAAATCACCTAGTATAGCCTTGACCCCTTCGATGTCACCTCTGCCAGCAAGCGTCATGCCAAGCGTGATGGCAAAGCAAAGTATAAAGGTAAACGTAAACATCAGCGCAATATAACGCTGCGCCAGCTTGAATGGCTGGTATGCAGTAAGCAAGTCTGACTTGGCCTTGCTAACCGCAGCCACCTCTTCTTCTGTGCTTGTGTGCATGTTGTCAATTAAGTCCATGCCTTTTTTAATTACATCACCAGAACCAAGTATCTTTCCTAAAATCCCAAGCATTACTTCATCCCCATTGCCAATTTAATTTTAGCTAGCTCTATCTCAATATCATGCACCCTAGAAATTGTATCTTGCACCGATTTCGGCGGCTCAAAATCATCAATCCATTGGTCGTTTTCTTCTACCTCTGCCATCGTCAGTTCAAGGTTATGTTCTAAGAACGCTATGCGCTCGACCAGACCAAAGTAAACCCACACAGACACAGCCGTAAAAGCAATCATAGAAATTAGATTGCGCAGCGGTATCGTAATCTCGCTAGCCTCGTTTAATTTTGTTGCCGCCTGTTTCATCTAATAACTCCACACGTTAGACCGGGGCGGCTTGGTGTATGTGTCCAAGTGCAAGAAACGATTGCGCCCAGACTGCGCCACGCCGATGCCGGTAAAGCCTAGCTCAAATGCTAGCCGCATAATGTTGTACGCGTCAGACCCATTGCACGCAATGTCTACGGCTAGCCCCATCGTGTGTATGCCCGGCCTGTCTTTCTCAGCCTCAACCGGGTGCGTCTCATGGCGGTAGCCGCTGGTCACGGTCATGGCTTTGCCGTGCGCTGTGCGTAGCGCTTGCAGCTTCTCCATAAAGCTGGCTTGCATGTCGCACTTGCCGGTGTGGCTACAAGTAAACTCAGCCTCGCTAAAGTTTGGATAATTATCCCAGTTCATATGTCACCTCTTACAACCGCTAGCGCATTGCGCCAGCTATCTATCTCTATATCAGGGTCATCAAAGTGCCGGGGGTTGATGCGCTTGCTTATTGCCTTCACGTCATCGAGCGCTGTGTACAATACCCGGCGCTGGTTGATAGCCACTGATGCTATTATATCATACGACCCGCGTGCCGCCTTCTTTTTCTTTAGCCCTGCCCCATAGTTAAAATGATAGGTCGGTACGCGCTTGTCGCTCTCATGTCGGATGCGGCACGACTTTACTTGGATCCGCAGATAGCCAACATCATCCCACGCTATCATGTCCACCATGTCCTGTTGACATAGGCTGGCGCCATTTACACCCGGCAGACACAGTGTGGCAGCGCACGCGATATGCTCACCTATTAACCCCGTTCTTGTTTCCCCGGCCAGCTTACAATCCTTTCAGATAAATTGCCCACCACACAAGAGCGGCAAGCCCTACAAACCCTGCCGTTAACAAAAGGCTTATTATAATAATTTCTATGATTTGTTTATTGCGCTTGCGCTGGGCAGCAATAGCCGCCTGTCTATTCTTACGCGCTACCGCCTGATAGTTTAGCCAGTCCGTCCACAAGTTGGGTCTCCCGTGCCAGATCATTAATTCCTTTAGCTCTTGTTCTTGTTGCTTAAACTTTTCAAGGTGCATAAATTCTTCGAGGTCGTTTGACGCAAATGGGCTGCGCTTTTTCTTTTCTGCGCGCTTGCGCAAATCCTCAGTCGCGTTGACATAGGTGGCGACTTTGTCTGCGCAATCTGCAATCTCGCGCCCGTTCTGCACAAATTGCTTGACCACCTGAAAAGCGGCGTTGGCGGCGGCAAGCTCGGCAAGCATGGGTTATTTACCTTTATACAAGTTCCAGAGTTTCCAGCTTACATACGCAATGGACAACACACCAAGCACCAGCGTGACCCACTGGTTTAGACTGGGCAACCATAGTGGCGCCGACACGCCGCCAGTAGCTATGATAAGGTCGTCTGGCTTCATGCTATAGCTCCGCTGGCCAATCGTTTATAGGTGCGTTACCAGTAGGATTGCCATCGCTATCCACTGGCGTATCGTGCAGGGCTAGGAAAGCCGCATGATCTGCCGCCCCGTCTATTGCCGCTTCGATGGTGTTAGATGCAGTGCGTACACTTTGACGCCACTGGGCTATTTCTGCCGGCACTGTGTAGTCAGAAACCTCTGCCGCCTTCACCACCATCCAATCAGTCGGGGATAGTAAGTTGCCAGCGCGTTCCTTTGTGATGTTCTTCCAGACGCTCTTCAGCCCCAGCGTTACTAGCTGGTTGCCATTAATGTCTAGGATGGGATTGTTATCGCTATCGACTTCATTAACATCGTTAATGTTCTTGGGCGTGTCAGCATCCCAGAAGAATCGGTTATCGTATGGTGCTGGGTCAGCTTCCCATACCAGCCCTGCGGCAGTTTTCTGCTCGTCTGACCAGCTACCCCAGTTGGCTGGGTGCTGTATGCCATCATTGTCTGTCCAAGCCCTGCCGAGCCGGATAGTTTTATGTCCGTATTTGTATGCCATATCTATCTCCGTTATCTGGCGTTGGCGTTTTTGAATGGGGCTTCTGCAAATGCGAGAAATATGTATGTTGACCCACTTCCATTTACATTTGTGTCGGTTAAGCGAGGCTTAAACCCATTTGATGTAAAATCTAAATCTCTGCTTCCGTTATCTTCTGCATTGCTTAGATTTGCATAAATCATAGCATCAACAAGTGTGCCATAATTCTCACGTTTGTTATCGTAGATATACCAGCCATTTGAACTTGACCCAGTGCTTTTGATAAGCACCCAAGCTGGCCTAAACCCACAGTGTACAAACGTGCCGTCTG